AGCGCCTTGATTACCTTGAGCTCCTGCGGCTGCGGTGGCCCCCTGGGCTCCTTGGTTTCCAGTATCTCCTTTATCGCCAGTGCGAGCGAAAGTTATAATTATGTCTTCGTCATTGGAAAAAGGCGACGCGGCTGAGCCATCGACATTAGAAATGGTAACATCGAAATAGCCCGTCTCTTCGGATAAAGCGGAGATAGTGAAAAGTAAAAATTGTGAACTGTCAGCTTTATTGGAAATTTTAAAGTGGCCCTTTATAGTAGACGTGGAATCGTCAATGGTCCGCATATAAGCCTGAATATCTGTACCATTAACATCGGTATCATCAATGTACAATTTAGTGGCAGTATTCTGCGTGGCGTTATTTAGTTTTAATTTCCCTGCTCCAGGATCGGACGCCGAAGTGTCGGTGTTGAAATCGTACTCAAATGCTACTCCGCCGAAATTCCCGTCAGTACCTTGGTTACCTTGGTTACCTTGATTGCCTTGAGCGCCCCCTAATCCTCCCGCGCCTTGGTCTCCTTGGTTGCCCGCTCCTGTCACGCCTTGGTCTCCTTGGCTGCCCGCTCCTGTCACGCCTTGATTACCTTGAGCACCTGCTGATCCACCAGTTCCCGCCGCACCTTGATTACCTTGATTACCCGTTCCCGTCGCGCCTTGAGCACCGCCTGATCCTCCAGCGCCTTGATTGCCTTGAGCTCCTGCGGCTGCCGTAGCTCCCTGATCGCCTTGGTTGCCCGCTCCTGTTATGCCTTGATTGCCTTGATTACCTTGAGCTCCTGCGGCTGCCGTAGCTCCCTGATCGCCTTGATTACCCGTTCCCGTAGCGCCTTGATTACCCGTTCCCGTAGCGCCTTGATTACCTTGAGCACCGCCTGATCCTCCAGCACCTTGATTGCCTTGAGTTCCTACATTGCCTTGAGCTCCTGCGGCTGCCGTAGCTCCCTGATCGCCTTGGTTGCCCGCCCCTGTTGTGCCTTGATTACCTTGAGCACCGCCTGATCCTCCAGTACCTTGATAGCCTTGGTAGCCTTGGTAGCCTTGGTAGCCTTGGAAGCCTTGAGTACCTTGATTGCCTTGAGCTCCTGCGGCTGCCGTAGCTCCTTGATTCCCCTGATCACCTGCCCCTGTCGTGCCTTGGTTACCTTGATTGCCCTGGTTTCCTGCCGTCCCTTGATTACCTTGATTTCCGTTCGCTCCTTGATTGCCTTGATCGCCTGTCCCCGCCGCACCTTGATTTCCTTGAGCGCCCGCTGACCCCCCCGCCCCCTGACTCCCTTGGTAGCCTTGGTAGCCTTGGTAACCCTGCGCTGCCGTCAAGCCTTGATTTCCTTGATTACCAGTAGTGCCTTGATCCCCCGTATCCCCTTTGTCTCCTGTCCGAGCAAATGTAATTATTACATCCTCATCACTAGAAAAGGGCGACGCAACGGATGAGTCTATATTTGAAATTACTATAGTAAAGTAACCAGTTTGTTCTGTGAGGCTAGAGATAGTGAAGAGCAGAAATTGAGAACTATCAAGCTTATTGGAAATTTTAAAATGACCCTTTATAGTAGAGGTCGAGTCATCAATGGTACGCATGTATGACTGAATATCATTTCCGTTAATGTCTGTATCATCAATATAAAGTTCGGTAGAAGTATTTTGCGTGGCATTATTTAATTTTAATTTCCCTGCTCCAGGATCTGAGTCAGAAGTATCGGTATTAAAATCGTAGGCAAAAGTAACGCCGCCAAAATTTCCTTCATCGCCTTGAGTCCCTTGAACGCCTTGGACTCCTTGACGGCCCTGAGCGCCCGCTCCGCCTTGTTGGCCTGTCTGACCTTGATTGCCTTGATTACCTTGATAGCCTTGATAGCCTTGAGCACCAATTGACCCCGCTGTGCCCGCCGTCCCTTGATTTCCGCCGTCCCCTTGGTTTCCTTGGTTTCCTTGAGCACCATTGTTCCCTTGATTCCCCTGTGCTCCAGCTCCTCCTTGATTGCCTTGATCGCCTTGGGCTCCTCCAGTGCCTTGATTGCCTTGATTGCCTTGGGCTCCAGCGGCTCCGTCCGAAGGCCCTTGAACTCCTTGCTCTCCCTGATTGCCCTGTTGTCCAGCACCGCCTTGGCTTCCTTGGTCGCCATCTGAAGGCCCTTGCACGCCTTGGACCCCCTGCGGTCCTTGGGCCCCCTGAGAGCCAGCGGTTACAGTTACGGGCCCAGCGCCACATCCATCACTTGTTATTACTTCTACGGTAGCCATTTTAAAATCCTGTTAAGGTAAACTTACACCCGCGCTGGTGACCTCTGGGCAAACGTTAAATTTTCCATTTACGACTTTTTCTACAAATTGATCCACGCCCGATCCGCTGTATATTTCTATCCCGTAGACGCCCTGACATACAGGTAAATTTTGAGTTTGAGAAGCGTAAAGCGTGACTTTGAATCTACCGCTATCAAGAAAACCGTCCACTCCTGACGGACTTAAGTTTATCAAGGCGTCAGAGTCACCGTATCTGACTTTAGCTACGCCACTTAGCTTATAGCCATTGTCGCCGCTTAGATTATAGGGCGTGCCACCAGAGTTTTTTACTTCAAACGTGGTACAGGATTCCGCCCCTTGCGTAACATCAAAATCATAAGTGGTCGCCATACACCAGTTATTACACTTTTTCTAAGATTAAACAGAAATTTATTTTCCTTCACTGAGGATTTTTCTTACTTCAGCGCTTAGGTTAGAAGTGATGTTATTTATCTGAATGTCGGCAGGAATAGTAGAATATCTGCTTTTATGATAAACAAATTCTTTTAGTAATCTTTTAACTAATTCTCTTCGGTTATCAATAGGGACGAGACCCAATCTATTAGCATGAGCCTGAATATCTGCTTTCGTCATATCCTCCAGTTCTTTCAGATAGTTGTCTTCGTCGAAAGTGCCATATCTAGAGAGTCCTGTGTCGCCCCAAATCTGCTCCAGAGTACTATAAAGCGGCCTCTCCTCTTTCCCGTGAGTCTGAGACATTTCCTCTACCTTCTTAGGTTTCTTGACCGAAGTTTTTTTGGATGTAGTTTTATTTTTTCTTGGCATATATTTAATAATACATGATTATTTAATGGATAGCAAACAAAAAAAACCCCCCACCCGAAGGTGAGGGGTTGAATTAATTCTGTATAAGAATTTTAGTCGTCGTCTCTCATGTTGATACCCACAATAGCGCGAGAATCCAAGCAAACGCGACCCTCTTCCAAGAAGCCGTAGAAGCCAAGTTTCTCCATGCGAGCAGCGTAGAACTGATCGTCAGGAACTGCGGTGAAGGTTTCGCCACCTTCGCCACGAGCCACAGGACGAACAAACGCACCCTTGCTGTTGTCAATACCAACAATCGTTGAATCATCAGCATCCACTGGGAGAGCGCCGCCACCGTCAATATTGGTGTAGGTAGTAGCACCAGTGAAGGTGTTCAGAAGAACCTGATACTTCTCGCTAGGACCGAGTTCTAACAGCTGATGGATGTTAACTCCAAAGATGGAGCCAGCACCAGCAGCGCGATAGATGTCGCTACGAATGGAATCAGGAAGGTCAGTAGCAGCTTGTCCAGCGGAAGAACCGCCAAGGGCTGTGTACGAGAACGCACGGATGTCTGACATCACCTTCGGGGAAACGTAAAGGTCAGTAATGCCCTTACTGTAAGCTTCCGCAGGAGTACCGCCAGCATACGATTCGTTAATACGAGCCATGCGCTGCATACAGTCATTCAAGTCTTCAAGAGTGAACTGGGAGACAGAAGGGCTAGTACCAGCCGTACTTTGAGACTGCAAAAGGTGTTGATTTCCGCCAGTGCTCGCTTCAGCGAGTGCCTTAAGAATAACAGCCCAAGCGTTACGATCCTGTTTAACGAGAATCTCGTTAGCCATTCTCTCCACGCCTTTGCTCACGACATCTAAACGAGCCTTACGAGCGTAACGCTTGTTCATGCTAACAGCACTGTCCAAGCGATAAGTCGCAATTTTCATTTCTTCTAAGCCAGAAATATGAGAAGTGGGAAGACCACCTGCCATGCTTTGGCTCCACACTTGTACCATATTAGCGCCTTCATTGTAGTAAAGGTCTAAGGGGTAACTAGGATTGTCATCCTCGTCATACGGTGCGTCCGTGTAAATACCTGCTGAAGTGTTAGCTTGCATCAAAACTTGACGGACCACTGGTCCAAGAAAAGCTGCAAAAGCTTCAGAGGCTTCACGAGCAACCGCAGGGTCTTTAGAACCCATCGCTTTGATGAGCTCTACTTGTTCTGGGGTGTTTTTTAATTTTAATCTCATGATAATTTATTCCTTATATATAATATTTAATTGCTTAGAGTCGCAGTTTGATAAGGATCGATTTATACGTTGCGTCAACAGGCCCAAGAGCTTGTGCGACGTTAGCGTGATCAGTTCCAGCTGTGCCAGTAGTCAATAGACCATTAGCATCACTACGCAGGAAGTTTCCTGGAGTGACGGTTTGGTCGGTGACAACAGAACCGCTGTACAAGAAGATACCTCTCGAAACGATAGGAACCGCTTGACCGCTCAATACGACTCCCATCTCCGCTTGCTTGCGGGGATTATAGAGTAGCTTTTCGCCGTTCTCGTCTTCTTCCTTAACCGCTGCAAGCAACATCCCGACAGGATATGCATCGCCAGTGGCGGCAGTTCTCACTTGAGCGTAAACGCCGTAGCGATCACTCACAGTATTGGCGTATGATTTACCCGCGCCACCCAAAAGTTGAGTGTCCGAGTTGCTTTGCGACCAGCCAGCACCCGCGCAGATGGTAACAATAGTTCCCTCGTCTACGGGCACACTGCCGCTGTATTTGAATAGGTTGGATACTTCGTGTTCGTCGTAATCCCTAAATGGTAATAGTTTGCATCCCATGATATTTTATTTCCTTAATTAAGTTTTTTTATTTTTATAGGTATTAATAATCAATTTCGAATTTATCTAAATTGAAAGCTTGTTGGTATTTTTCAGCCAGAGTCGCTTCGGAGGCCTCGCTCGTCGCGGGCATCTGACTCGAGTCTACTTGAGCGTTTTTTAAGGCTTCATCCAAAACGCTTGCAGCCTCTTGGGTTTCTTCTACAGAAGCGGAGACTTCCTCTACTTCTTCCGAAGCTTTGGCGGCCTTTTCTTTCTTTTTCCGATTTATGAAAGTTTTGAAGTCCTCTTCACCTTCTTCGTCGGCGGTTTCTTTCTTTTTCTGACCAGGACCGTAATGGCCTTTCTTCTTCCGATCAGCATCAGGAGTATCGCCTTCGTTGCCGCCATATTTTTGGCGACTCAAAAGAACCTCCATTTTATCAGCGTAAGCCTCAAAATCTTCTTCAGTCATTTCTACAATGTCAGAAGCGATGATTGCACGATGTTGGTCGTCCAGTTCGTACTCTTCATCAAAAGCGGACATGCGCTGATTGAATAAGTCTTCGGCAGCCTTAATAGCCTGAGCTTCTTTGACTTCGTTTAACTCTTTTCTAACCGCTTCAAATTCAGTGGTCATTTCAGAGTGGGAGTCTTGGGCAGCTTTAAGCTTGTCGGACACTTCATTCTTTTCGGTTACAAATTGCTCCGAAGCTTCATGAAGCTTGTTCTCGATGAAATCCGTGATAACAGAAGCTTGAACCTCTCCTGCTTTCAGGGACTCATCCGTGATCTGTTTAATGTCGGTGATTTTCTCCATAACTATTAATTCCTTATGATCTGTTACATTTTTTTCTTCTAATTGAGAACTATTTTCTTCAATTTTTGTTGATTTATTCTGATTCTTAATGTCATCACTCTTTTGAGCAAGCCTAATAGCGACCCCCGAAACTTCCGCAGCAGGATTCTCTGTTAAACCTATGCCCAAAGGCACGACGTCATTAATGACTTGTCTGTAAACTCCAGAACCGTCGTCCAGTACTCCAGTTCCGCCGAACCCCTTGAGAGAAGTCTTTAATTCTTCGAGTTTTTCAACGTCCGCAATGATTTCCGCGTTTTCTATATTTTTCTCGCCATTAGAAGAAACCATGATATTGTATTCGCTAAATCCTAGTTCCCAGCTTGCAGAAATCTTCAGATAGTCTTCGCTAGTGGGATCACTAGCATTTTCGATAATAGCAGACAGGCGGCTGTTAACGACTTTCCAAATAACGCCTCCCAAAGTAATATTAAATGGAGATTTCGAATCTTTAACTTGATCTTCAGTTAGCGCTTTATCAGTGCCGAACTCGCTAAACCCCGCCGCCAAGATTACGCCCACTACTCTATCGCGATTGTGTTCTATGTTAATCGGTTTGTTGATGAAATCTTTATACATCGCTAATGATGTCGCTGTATCTACCACATCGCCATTTTTATTTGCCCTATTGATAACACACGCATTAAAAGCGACGGGTAAAAGATCAACATTTTTGCCTGTGTCAATTTCAGGAACAAAGTCCCCTATTTCCACTAAGCTAGCCATAGCCAAATATTTATCTTTCTCTTCCGAAACCAAGGGCTTAATCTCAGAACTAAAAATAGTGGTATATTTATGATCTTTCATAACTAATGAATTTTATCGATTATTAGAAATATAGTAGTTGACTAAAACAGAATAATCGGTGTTCGTGCTATCCAGCTTTACATAAACTCCGCTCGCATTATTGAGCTTTAGAGCCGAAGTAAAATTGATCGACTCAATGGAGTCTCCATTATCGTTTGCTTTTATATAAGCGGTAAAGAACAACTGACTAGCGTCCCCAGTCCCATTATAAAAAGAAAAGTCGCCATCAGTATTTTTACTGAGGACAATATCCGTAATATTAACTGCACCATTAGCGCCATCAACCAACTTCGTGGGGGTGCTAATCGCTTGACCCGTTAATACAGCGTAGTTAGTACTATTCGGTAAGCCGTCGTCTCTAAATGATCCCATCGCTGACATATTTCTATAATCTCCTATATATTAGAATTAATCGTCGTGACACGCGCACTCGCAAGGAGTTTCTGCGATATCATTTTCGTCGCAATTACATTCGCCGCACTTAGCTTGAATTTCTAAAGATGACTCAGCGATTTTGCCGTTACATTCGTGCAGGAAGTTTTTCATAATTTAATCTAAAAAATAATATCCTTGATTTTTATCTTCGTCTTCTAAATAAAGACTATCGACGGTAGTAAATTTATAAAATAAATCGTGAGCGACAATACACTTTTCCGCTTCAGTAAAATCCTCTTCGCTAGGAATAACTGAATCAAATAAATCGATTCCTTCATCGGAATTAAACGGAATTGAAGCGTGTGTTTCTCGTGGCATTGGCTCGCCTTTAAGAATGCGTAAATACATATGTACTCTTGCTAGGGCCCATTTGCCTCTATCTTGCTCTACATCGGGCACTTCAGCGAAAACATTTCCTGCGGCTCTTCGGTAAACTTTTTTTAGCTGTTTCAACGAAACTTTATTATCACACGAAGAGTTATGATCTTGCACTTTTTGCTCTAGCGCTTCTACGACTTTCACGGAAAAACTTACAGCATCGTCGTGCTTTAATTTCTCCAAGGATTGACGCCATTGAGAATTATTATTATTGAAATTTTCCCCCGACGACTCTATTTCATATTCAATCCCCTTCATAGGTAATAAATTATACACTAAAATTACTAATTATTATAATAAAAATTAAATATTTTTTCAAAAAAAAACCCGCACCCTTTTCGGGGCACGGTTGTGGTGGATGGTTAGACGTATTAGTCTACTTCTTCTTGTCGCCCGTAGCCTTTAGCTTGGGGAACGGGACCGAGACATTTACGAGCGGAGCCGTAACTGAAATGCCGCTTTTATCGACGCTAGCGTCGAGGACGGCATTTTTATTAGCTGCGCCACCCACTGTAACAGAGGGGAGCTTTTCGGTCAACGCGCAACCCATACCCAAAAAGGTAGCGGTAACGCCCATTAGTAATACTTTTTTCATATTAATATTAGTTTTCATAACTTATGACCTGATTTTATCAGGTGTATTTATATTATACTTCTTTTGTTCAAAAGAGAAGTAAAAAAATGTTTTTATTTACAAGCTTTTTCTAAATCTTTTCTTAGAGAAGAAATTATCTGTAAACCGTATAAACCCACTTTATGATCGTGATGCGACCCCTTCAAAAGCCCCTTGTAGTATGATTCTTTTCTTTTCAAAACACTATTTATATCATAAAAAGAAATTTCCTTCATTTCATTAAAATGATACACAAAAAAAAAGAGAAACCCGAAGGTTCCTCTGCTTTATTTATATATTATAATTGATTAATCGTCGGTAGGAATTCCTCCCGCATACCAACCTTCAGGTAGCTTTACTTTATTCTTGGAAAGAGTCCATTCGCCATCTTTTTTGACGTAAACTCTCCCCGAAACATCGGGCCCGATACGAACTAGGTTAGACTGAGTGTCAACAAATACTACGCGAGTCGATCCGCATCCCGCGAGGAATAAGCTAACTAGGATCAGAATCGCTATCTTTTTCATTTTTTGACTCCTCTTCCCGTATGCGATTGCGCCACTTGTCTTTAAGGTTTTGGGGCGTAGCGTCAGCGTCTCCCGCTTTCGTATCTTCACGAGCAAGCCCTGTTAACCAATCTAAGACGGCCTTGAGTAAGCTCGCCCACATTAGTGTTTTATGCCTTTTTCTTGGCTAAACCTCTGGAAACCGTATATCCAAGAGCACTAAGTGCGGAACATACGAAACCAAAGGCCTTGTCGGCTCCTGACTCTCCGCCAGCTTCGACGAGACCCGCGCCCCAAGCCAAAGAGGCTAAAGCGACTACGACGGTTACCCAAAACTCGGTACTTTTCCAACCAGGTTTTACTTCAGTATTTTTATTAGCTGCCATACGGTTTTATTATACACTATTTATTCTGGTAAGTCGCCTAATTTCTTAAGCTGGCTTATTTTTTCTTGAGGTCTTGCTAATCCACCAATTGAAGAGAAGACGTTTAATGTAGGTTTATCTCCGCTGTAAATTCCTCGATGGACTACGCTGTTGGGTCTCATCATTTTGGAGAGCTGATCGAATGCTTGATCTAAGTAGCTCTGAGGAATAGTGTTGAGCTGCTCTGTGCCGCCAATAATTATAGCAGCGGCAGAATTTCCAGTGCTTAAGTCAATTCCTCCCGAAAGTAAATTATTCCTTAGATTTTCTCGGACCGCGCGAGCAATGCTGATGGAATCTTTCCATTCGGAAACGGGTGAAGCCCCGAAAACGATCAGTCCAGAATCTAAAACCTGTCTGTAATCATTAGAATCGAAAGAAGAATAAGTGCTATCTTTAGCAGCGGTGTGATTGAAGAGATGGAAAAGTCCAGCCATGCTTTGATTGGCGACGTTCCAAAATTCTGACACTACTAAATTTGGATAAAGTTCTCCGATCTTTTCATTATCGATTAAGATTAACGGAGAAACAATTCCTTGGTCTACTAAATCATAGACCTGATCTAAAGTATTCGCGGCGTTAGCATTTACTTTTTTACCCTCTGAAGCCTTTGGCAACGCTAATATAACTCCTACTTTTTTTGAGGAACCTCCAGAAGCTTGAGTTTCTATGGCTGATCTCACAGCGGGAACGACGGAGCCCGCTCCCGTCCCTCCTCCAGCTCCAGCACAAATAAAAATTTTATCTACATCGTCTCCGAAAGACCTTTTCATAAAGTCAGATATATCTTCGCTTTTTTCTTGATAAACTTGGGCGGCGACTTCTGGGGCTTTTCCCGCTCCTCCGTCCCCAAAACATAATTTATTTTCTAAATCTATAGAATTTAAATCCTGTTGCGCGGTGTTGATAACCGCGATTCTTCTGTACCCTAACTTATGAAAATTTTCAGCGATGCGAGAACCCCCTTGACCTGCTCCAAGGAATGCGAACTTAAACGCTACATCCACCTCGTCTTTTACTACTTTTTTCGTTTTGTCTTTTTGTACGGGGGGAATCAAGATGTCGGGCATTATTAGATCGGTGGGCATTTCGCCGTAAGTCACAGATTTAATGTGATTTTCTTCCATGCTGTCTGGTTTGTTTTCTTCGCTCATATTATTTTTCCGCTTTTAAACTTGACGCTAATATACTAGCTAAATAAAAATCTAGTTGATGCTTGGTCGCTATTTCTCTGACTAATTCTACTCGTTCAGAATTATGATCTATCGGCTGTTCGCAATATTTCTTAACATTTTTTTCCCATCGACTAGGACTTTCGTTAGCTATTATAGTCTCAGATATTTGAATAGCAACTTCTTTCTGGGATTTATTTAATCTTTTTACTTTGTGGATTTTTCTAAGCTGCGTAGCCACAGACCCTTCTAGCTTTTGGGCTAAAATCATATTATCCTTAACTTTATCCAGACTATAGGCTCCAGCTTGCCCAAGCGGGGAAATTTCCCTGTTCTCTTGAGGGATTCCAGTAGTTCCTTCGGGTCTGCCAGCGTCCTTGGGTAAGCTCTTAGGTTTTTCCTTATCCCCCGATTCTTCCACTTTTATGGTCTGAGCCAAGGGGCTTCCTCCCACCAACGGAGTATATAAGCCGTCGTTCCTTTGCTTCATGTACTCTTTTTGATTTTCTAACGAAGTCTCCTTATCGGGAAGCCTTCCTGTGTCAATAGCAGTTAAGGTTTCTTCGGGGGTGAGTACTCCTAGCTCCAGCAGACGAGAGTAAACTCTATCCTTCAACACGCTGTCTTGTAGAGACATCTCATCGAAGTAAGGGATAGGGTAATTCTTAAATCCTAAATTTTTAGAAATCCTTTTTATCTCAGGAATTAAGAAGTTGTTTAAGAAGGCTTGACGCCCTTGTTCTAATCTAGAAACAAATACTTTAACCTTGCTCTCCTGATTAGAAAACTTCTCGCCCCCCACTAAAATGTTATTAAGCCCGTTGTTGATATCTCTATCAAAAATTTCATATTTTTTAGGGTCCATTAGCTCCGCTATCTTAGGAACCACAAACTCTGCTTTAGTCGTGTAGTCCGCGATAAGAACCCTTCCCACTGATTCGTTTCGGAAGAGGTCTTGCATCGCTTGTAAGTTGCGCTGATTAATACCCCCCTTTTCGGGATCAGTACCCATTGTCACGAGCAATATAGCTTGCTGCATACAACGGCCAATGGCCATATCCATTTTTTTAAGCTCGTCTTTAAAGCTTATATCCGCTAATACGGGATAGCCCATTGGAACTGCAAAGGGCTCGTAATCTTGCTTTTTATAAAAAACCGCCATAATTCTATCTACGTCCAAGGGAATCTGAACGGCGGCGCTTCTGGATGTGTCAATTTGCTTCTGCACGTTTTTAGGAAGCGAATTGAACATTTCTTTGTCTTCTTCGGTTTTGCGGGTTTTTAATCTCTCCAGCTCGTAATTAGTTACTAGCTTATAATATATGGGGTTATTAAAAGCTAACGTACCTGTCATCCTAATATCGGCAGGATTAACAAGCATATAAGAGCTAGGAATTTTATTGTCGCTTTCCAAAGCTAAAGATAAAGTATTTCCAAATGTTTGGGTTATCTTGGATAATTCTTCATTAGTTAACTTAGCGTCGAACCTATATATGAAAACGTTTCCTGATCTGTAATATTCCCTAAAAAATTGATCCTGAAAATCCCAAATATTTAATTTATTGAACAAGGCTTCGAAAAATGTTCTAGCTTTCTTGCTCGCTCCTCGAAAGTATATATTTCCTAAAGAAAATTCCGTCATTAAATCAATGACATTTCTAAATTGAGAAAAATTATAATAAGCTTTTTGACATAAAATTACAGCATCTCTGACATCTAAGCTTCTGGAACCGCTATTTCCATATTCGTAAGAATACTTAAAAGGCACTAGTCCGTTGGAGATATTTATGTATTTATCCGTTCTTTCTATAACCGCTGCTTTATTTCGACGAGTAGAAGTGACTCCCGTGTTGATGTTCGCTGCGGATTCATAAGCCATGAACGGGGTCGTGTCCTCGCTTGCCGAAGCCTTGCTCGTCATCTTTTTAGCTGCTTTTTTGGGAGCTTTCCGAGGAGAGCTTGAAGCTTTTGCTCCCTGCGTGGATTTACTTTTCTTGGGTTGCTGGCTCATGATTAATAAATTATTACACTTCTAACGGAACATTTGCGGCAAAAACGTAGAATTTATTTCGTTTTCATTCGTAGCCTTGTTATCATTGTAGCATTTAAGTCCCCAATTAGCTAACATTAAAGTAGTGTAATTATCTTTTCTAGCTCGATGGGGAGAGGTGCTTCTTTTTAAGTGCTGCGGTAAATCAAATGTTTGAGTGCCTTTAGCCGTAGTTTTTACCTCTACTAAGGCACATTGCTTTTTGGTGGAATATATTAAAGTGTCTTGAGCTTCGATAAATTCGCCTATATTATTTTCTTCTACTAATTTTAAATTTATATTGTAATTAGATTGCTTGTCGAATACAGAACCATTCGCTGTAGTTCTAGAGGCAAACCATAGTTTTTTATGGTCAATAGCTGCCTGAAGGTGCTCGTTAGCTTTTCTTAAGAAATCGCTAGTAAAGTTTTGTTTAAAGCAAATTCTATGGTCAGACTTATTCAGGTCTCTTTTTAAGCGTCTGATCTCCTTATTGTAATCTTCCCCCTCTTTGGCAGCCTCAAAGTCTAAAAATTTTAAATTTATTCCCGCATTAACAAAATTCTCAGATTCATTGCAGCTATCTAAAAATTGATACCCCGCGTTATCGATAACAATTAATCCAATATTAAAATTAGTGTAAAGATAATATAAATAATTTATGTGCTGTTTTAAGTCTCCCCCCGCTACCGCATAGCTATGGACCAAAGTTCCCTGTCCAGTGTCCTCATCCACTTCCAATAGCGACATAGCGAAAAAGTCAGAACTTGGACTATTGGAGAAAGAGGGATCGATTCCCAAGATGTAGCTCCCCTTACTCTTCCCCCTTATCAAGGTAGTGGGGGTTTCGCCGTCAGGGATGGTGCATAAATGCATTTTTTGGGCGCTAAAATAAGAATCTGATCCATCGGTAAATTGAGCGCAGTACTCCCTTAAAAAAGAGGAGTGGGATGCTCCCCCATCTTGAGCTTCTTCTATGACGGTTTTATCTATCATTTCTTCAGGTAAGGCTTCGTACCCCATCTGCGAAATAAAATAATTAGCATCGCTTACATCCTCGGAATAAATCTTATTGGTCCATTCCCTGTAAGTTTTATACAAGTTCTCAAAAGTATAAGAAGCGGAGGATAGTGCTATCATCTTAGAGTTATTTCCGAACACCATTCTATCGTCCTCTTTCATTTTGCCCTTTTTAATTAAGTCGTCTTCCATGCCTCTAATTTCTAATCTCTCCTTCATATCCTGCGGAGCAACTAAGAAAGGCATGAGAACAGTATTGATTAGCTCCTCTGGCAGCAAAAGAAACTCATCCAATAAAAGAATGTTTGCTCTGAAGCCGCGAATTTTTTCGCCATTAAGAGGAATCGCCGTAATCGTGCCCCCATTAATAGACCATTCGAATTGATCATTTCTCTTCGAGGGCTTCGTCGAGAAAGCTTGTTGTAATAATTCAGCACCTTTAGAGGTAACGAGTTTTTCTAAATTAGTAAAAATGAATCTTGCTGTACGAAAAGTAGGTCCAGCTATAAGAATTTTAGTTCCAGGATTAAAAATACATTGAAGGAAACAGAACACTGAAGCTATGAAAGTCTTTCCGCAGCCACGACCCCAAACACACATAGAAAAATTTCTATTCATCATTCCCTTCAGCGTAATTTCTTGATAGGGGGCGAGTTTGATGCCTGAGAGTAATTCCGTAGTAATGCCTATATTGGAAGACAGGAACTGAGCTAAAGAAATCCTAGCCTCTTTATCTTCCAGGGTTCCCTTCAACTTTAAAAGCCCTAAATTAGTATCAGGAACCTCTTTTTTGTATTTATCTGGGCAATACCACATTTTAAATTTTAATTAATCTTGATTTTGGGTAATCCGCCCGCCGTTTAAAGGATTTTCTTGTCGTAACTTAATTGTAAATCAATTTTTTTGTAAATGCACTTAGAAAAAAATATCTTTTCTATAACCCTCACTGACTCCTTTCTCCCCTTGACGAAGAGAAACTGTATATGATCATACTTTTGGATCATCCCTCGGACTTTATGAAATATAAATTCAGGAGTCACTCTTATTTTTTTGGAGATATAGGGAAGGAAGGGGAAAGATAAGGCGTTGGTAAGGGTATCGTCTATTACTATGATTAAATTAGCATCATTTTCTGCCGCCCTTTCAATTTCGCGGCAAAACCTATCGTAATTTAAGACACTGATAGTCGAAATAAAATCCGCTAAAGACTTCCTCTCTATATAGCAATTACAGGTTAAAGATTTTTCGCTTAAAGCGTAATCTCCGAACTTTAAGCCTTTGACTTCTGTAGGCAAATTAAATTTTAAAGGCAATTGTTCGCGACTGTCTATGTAGACTTTGCAGTCCTTATCGAAGCTCCCAGTTGTTATATTTTGAATTTTCTGATATTTATTTTTAAACCCTAGCGATTTACAAAGATCATAATAATCATTAAATTTTTTTTCAAAAGATATTATAGACGGGCAAGCTAAACTACGAAGCTCTACTTGACAGGGGGAGTAAACTAGGCCTTTCTTCTCTTTTCTCTCGGTTAATATTTTTTTTAAATAATCCTTTGCTTCTTTTTCGGGCAATTTATCTAACCACTTCAATTGGTTAGTCTTCGTATTGAATTGAGTATTTAAATAATACTCTTTGGATTTGAACTTAATTATTTTCCCATCATGCAAATCATAGCGAGGGCAGTACTTCTGGTAATACGCAGCTATTCTGAGGTCATGTTTCTTGAGATGAGAATGGAGTTTCCTCTCCGTCTCAAATTCCTGATCACACGCTTTGCACTTAAAAGTCATATTTAAATCTTTTAATATCTTCCTCGTAAAGTCTATTTATTATTTCTTGGTTTCTTTTGGTATAAAATTTTCTATAGTCGGGTTTGTGGTAAATTTTCCCCGTTTGCTCCAAAGGTTTAGCTTCTATCCCGTGCTTTCTTAAGATAATATTAAAATCAATTTTTAATTTTTCGAATTTGCAAATATAATCCATTTCTATTTTTCCGCTTGATTCGATCCACATACTTTGAGGCATTATCCATCTTCCGTACAAGCGGTTTTCTAAAGCTCCAATACTATCATAGCGCGGGTCCGCATTTAAATTCGACTGGCCTTCTAGTCTCTCGATGAAACTGGAAAAAGATGTTTTAAATTTCAAAAAGAGCTTTTGATCAACAAATCTATTTTTTTTGTCATTTAATAATTTGCGCCCCTTGGCCCATGCTCGGGCCCTTCCTTTCTTCCCGTCCTGCGGATGTTCGCCCCTTTCAGAAATATATTGGTAATAAATCACTTCGGCGTAAGACCACAAAAACCACGACAGTAATCTATCCCAAGGGTTTCTTACTATGGTAAATTTGAAATAATTTTCAATTTTACAATATTCTTTTGACTCTTCTAATGTGGAGTATTGAGACTCTTTCTTGTTCATCGGGGCGCAAGGGCAAAAATTAAAAAAATTTTCTATACTAGACCCCCCCGTCCTGGGGATGTGAATGAATAGCAATTTTGGTTTTTCTAAGATCATCTTAATTTAAGATTTCGCCTTCCGATATTCCCATTATTCTTGCTTTAAGTTCCTCCATCGTGGTTAATTTTTCGATTTCCTCTTCCACGGCTTCCCTGCGAAGGTTAGCGAGCCTAATCATTTTATGCCGCGATTCCTCCGACTTCCATATCTCTACTAAATTTAGGATGCTGGCGTTTTCTTTTAATTGATTTTTTAACCTGTCGCTCCTTTTCTCCTTTAAGCTTTCTAATAATTTTTGTTGCCTATTTACTGATTGATGATATTCGTTTTGAGCCGTGTTAATTGCTTCAACTAACGACATTGCGATTCTTCTTCCGTCGCTATCATTAGCCGCGTCATCTAATAAGTTCTGCAAATGTTCTACCCTCTGTTGAATGTTTGAGGCGATTACCACCTCGGAAGAAAGGACAATGTATTGATCTACTTCTTCTTGAGTCAAATCATTCTTATCGCACGTATACCTTACGAAGCTCGATTCGAAAAGGTCTCGTGCTCCTATAGAGTTATAACTATTAATTTGATGAATGAATCTATAGGTATTCATATAACCCAATAGAGAGTCTATGTTTTTCTTCTCTTTAGCGACGAGCTTATCTTTATCCCACTTCTTGTAAATATATTTATTAATTTTCGATAACGCTAAACTAAATGTCGAAGGAGGTTTATATTCATCGTGGGTAATATTAATTTCCTCTGAAGAGTCGTGAGAGGGGTCTATCTGTTTTATATAAGCCTCTGCGACTTTAGCCTCTTTATTTAAATTAGTTATTTTTTCGTTTGCAAAAATTACTCTAGCTATTTCAACGAAAGTCATCAGTTTATAGTTATTATCTATAAACTCTTTATGCTCTGGAGTTAATTCTATTTCTTTGGCTTGGTATTCTTGAGAAGCTCTAGCTTTAATGCTCTGGCTCGCGAGAAAAGCTTTGACCGCTTTCCCCTCCTTGCTTCTACCGTCTACATTTTTATCGGGGAAAGTTACATTTATCAAGTCTAATAGAGAGGGAGGGTTATCGGGTCTAGAATTCCACTCTTCGAGAATAGCAGCTTTTTGGTCTTCAAGTAAAATTATTTTATCGCTCATATAATATCTACCTCTCCTTTTTCTAAAGTTTTTTTAACTTTTTCTATAATGGACTTTTTTATATTTTTAATGTGTTTGTAACCAGGAGGTCTCCCCTCTTCAGAGGTCGTGTAATTCATTATTTTAGCCACCTCTTCATCTGATTTATTTTCGATATAAATTAATTGATAAACATTTCTTTCAAGCGGTTTAAGCTTAGATAACATGACTTTGTGAAGTTTATCCTTGTTGGACTCAAAGCTGTCGGAACTATAAGACAAGTTTTTGACCTCTATGGAGTGATGATCCAAAGAAACGGGTATCTTTAAATTCTGGGCATCTTTTTTATTTTTACTCCAATACTCGTAAAGGGGGCACGAATTACACTGTTTCTCAAATAATTTACATTTATCCGTCTCTTCTGCCGCCGCGCACTTTAAACATGGCCTAGTAAAGTTTCCGTAATTATTTCTTATTAAATTTTTAAGCTGATTAGAGATTATTCTGTTCAGCCAAGGTCTCAAGGGCTGCCTAGGGTCATAAAGGCCCCATTTTTTAAATACATGTATTTTAATGATCTGGGAAACGTCATCGAAATCCATCCACGCCAGAGACTGCAAGTTCCACTTACCTCTTCTCTTCCGTACTTCTTCATCGATAATGGGGATGCACTCTTCAAATGTTCTCGGCGTATCACTCAATTTATTTAGAGGTTTTGGGTCTAATAGCGGAACTCTCTTTTTTGAGCTGCTCTAGGATTTCCTCTGTAGAGAACGGATTTTTAGGTTTTCTTTGGCTGGAGTGTTGAGAGGGGGGAGGGGAGGCTGAGTACTGTTGCATGATACTTCCTAGGGTTTGAGAGTCAGGAGAATAGACTTCGCTGTCAAATTCTAATCCTTCCAAATCGCTGAAAGATCCTGGTATCGCTGACTCTTCTTCTATCTCCAGCCCAAGAGCATTACGGGAATCTTTCTTGGCGGAGCCAAGGGAGATGCCGCAACTTTGACAAAAATTGGGCTTACGTAAAGTATAGCTGTGGGCAGAGCCACAACTTTGACAGTAGTCCTTTAGGTTACTCATGTCATATATTACAGCAAAAAAGTAAAAAAAACAAAATAAAAATTAATATTTTTATAAAAAGAGTGTAACGAGCCTCCTTTTAGTGTAATATATGATATGGAAAAATCCCCTTCGGAAAGAGAAACTCTACTTAAGAAGTTGAAAGAAATCGGAGATTTAAGTATTAAATATTGTTCTCACCCTGACGATGACATTAAAGAAAACGCAATAGCTATTAACCGCTTAGCTCAGGATTCTTATAGATTAACTAGGCAAGAGAAAGGTTAACAAATTAATTTTAGTTTCTTCGTTAAGAATTTGACAAGCTGAGACCTCATGACATCTTCTTCCCCGAATTCGAAAGTCCTGATCCCTTCCTCTATGCTCTCTTGATCAGAAAAAAGTTTAAACATTTTCTCAAAACCATGCTGCTTTTCCCCCTGCTTGATATCTGTCTGCATGGGGTCGGCTAGTATGAAGCATTTACTTCCCTCTGCGAGTCTGGTTATGACTGTCGTGATTTCTTTTATCGTAGAATTTTGAGATTCATCTAAGATAATACACTTAGCTTTCCAGTTCATTCCTCTCGCGAAGTTTACTGGGAACATTGTTATTCTCCCCTCTGCCTCTAGTTTCTCTACGCGAGTGTTTTCAAGGAGCTCTTCCAGCTTATCTAAAAACGGCAGGTTAAAAAAGCGCAGCTTTTCCTCGGCAGAACCAGGGAGAAATCCGAGACTTCTATCTGAGGATTCTACGGCGGAGCGAAGATACATGATATCGCTTATAGTCTTCATGTTGAGCAACTGAAGCGCACAATAAGTAGATAATAAGGTTTTAGAGGTTCCCGCTGGCCCATTAACTAAGACTACTTTAGTGTCGGGATGTAAGGCTATTTTAAAAAACTCTTTTTGTTTTTGAGTCCAAGGGAATTGCTTTAATTTGATTTGCCTCTTAATCGGGTTATCGTGAAAGCAGTCACTTGTTAAGGACTCCGTAATCTCTTGAGCGATCTCTTTTTTTATGCTAGCCCGCGAATGATTAGCCTTTTTTTTGTTTGCCATCTGTTTTAAGTTACACTTAAAAACTATTCAGCGTCAAAGAAAAACATATGAAATAATCGAGAGTTTTCTTTATTATCACCAAAATATTGAGAAGCGGCATGTACAAGCTTGGCATCCCATATCGCCATCCTGTTATACACGTTTCCCACTACGTCCACTAAGTCCCAAGGAGATTTATCGTAAAAATTACCCCTAAACATATCCCAGTAAAGCTCATCGCTAGATTTGTTTAAACTAGCGCAATCTTCTTCCGTGGGAAAATTTCTCAGGCCATTTCCCCTGTGCTTAAAAAAACTTGTGCCGCCTTCTGGTGGCGCATTTGGAGTGAGGAAAACTACAGCGGCATATTTTTGACCATCGGTATGATAGACTAATTGGTCTTCGGCGGTGCAAAATTGAAATACCCCGTTGTGAGGTTGATTACCCCAACTAGTTATTTTCTTTTTTAAAATATCTTCGAAAAACTCATAAGTACCATCGAAAAGGGTTTGTCGCGGGGTGCGTTGTCCTTTATGATGTGCTTTGTTGTGCTGAAACTCTAAGGAAAGGGCGTATTCCCTGACCTCATCAGGATTTTTATAAAAATTATCTATGGCAATGATACTGGGGCAAGCATTTCCTATTTCGCCTTGGGGCTGATTAGGGGCATGGTGGGGGTTGTCAACTCTTATCACTGGCAACAGCGTATCACGCTCGTCACCAATGCTACAGAAAAATTCGCCCTCTTTTACTTCTTCTGCGCTTTCAAAAGAGATTATAAATCCCACAGATTTAGTGGCATTCGGGTATACATTAAATACGTCCTCCCTGTCATGGAAAGTATGTTCGGTGATTTCTTTGTCGCCCCATCGGAGAGTTATCTCATTAACATTTTTATTAAAATGTAGAATCCAACCCTTTAATGTGAAAACGTCTCTCTTTTTTTCAAAAGCGTCTAAATGAAATTTTATCTCAGGATGTGATGTATCATGCATAATGTGCGATAGTCTTTAGTAATCCGCGCTTAAAGGTATGAGAAGGCTTCCAAGAGAGCTTAGAACGCATTTTAGAAGCGTCAATGGCATATCTGAAATCATGCCCCAGTCTATCTTTTACGAATTCTATTGACGTAGAAAAATCAATATTCAATGCATTGCACACGGCTTCTATTACTTCTAGATTTGTTTTTTCACAAGTAGCTCCGACATTATAAGTTTCGCCTACCGTACCCTTAGTCAAGATTTTCCATATACCATCGCAATGGTCTTCTACGTAAATCCAATCTCTCACGTTGGAGCCTTGCCCGTATACAGGGATTTTTTTTCCTTTGAGCAGACTGGTTAGAATGGTGGGGATAAATTTTTCCTTATGTTGATTAGGTCCGTAATTGTTAGAGCAATTAGAGATAGTGATGGGAAGTCCAAAGGTATGATAAGAAGCTCTCACCAAGTGATCTGAAGCAGCCTTAGAAGCGGAATAGGGATTGCGGGGATCATATGGTGTAGTCTCTTTAAACTTTCCCTTATCGCCCAGACTCCCGTAAACTTCGTCCGTCGATATATGATGGAACCTCTCCACCTTATTACGCGTAGCTGCTCTTAACAAATTGTTGGTTCCAGTAATATTTGTGTCGATGAAAGGGGAGGAATTTTTTATAGAATTGTCCACATGAGTTTCAGCAGCGAAGTGAACTACGTGAGTGGGCTGATACCTTCGGAAAACATCGGTGACTTGAGGCATACTAGTGATGTCTAAGTGTCTGAAGCAGTATTTAGGGTATAATTTAAAGCTTGAGCAATTTTTTTCATTAGAGGCGTAAGACAGGCAGTCTACATTTAATAGGCTTGTCACTTGCTCGCCGCAAGTATCTAAAACATATTTTATAAAGTTGGAGCCAATAAAACCTGCTCCCCCTGTGACTAAAACCCTCATACTCTTTAGAGGATAATATCTTTTTGCAAACTACTCAAGGTGTTAGTCGTGGAATATTTTTCTATATAATTAAATAGGACGACTTTGGCAATATCATTGCCCACCACCTCGTTCTCCTCGTAGTCTCCCCCTTTTACAATCTCGTCTGGTTTTAATTCTTTTATTAATTCGTAAGGGGTGTCTTCGTCGAAAATTATCACTTCGCCCACGCTTTCGAAAGCCTCTAACACAAATTTTCTATCTTCTTGATTAAATATAGGCCGCGTATCACCCTTTAGTCTTTTAACGCTTGAATCGCTATTTAAGCCTACCACCACTTTATCTCCCCTCGACTTGCAAAATCGTAGGAGCTCTACATGCATCCTGTGAATCATGTCGAAACATCCATTGGTGAAGATAACTTTCATTCTTTAACTGGGCTTTCTTTTTGTTGTTTGAGTTCGTCTATAGCTGACCTTAAAGCCTCCTGAGAGGTTCTCATATTAAAACCGCTATTTATTAATTTACTATTATCTAAAATACAATTTGAACGAGGAGCATCAGCTTTAACTTGTTTGTAGAATTCCTCTTCGCTAATCATTTCGTAAGAGCCTAACAGATTCGCTTCCTTTAAAAGCTCCACCACTTGTGAGGTTAGGATTGCCCCAGAATTGACTATGTTATAAATGCCAAACTCGGCTTTATTTTTTAATAAGTGTATACAAGCTTCTACGAAGTCGCCTCTGTGACTAATGGAATTTTCGGCTTCTAGTAGTTTTTCATATTTTTGCAGTTTGGTTAAATAATTGCGAGGACTATCCACTCCGTCGAAGGGAATTCTTAGTCTGGCTATGTAAGACTTTTCCCACGCTGAATGGATAATTGATTCGGCTAGAGTTTTTGTATCGCTGTAGAAGCTCCCCTTTCTCTCTGAACGCGAATGAAAATTAGGCTCATGCTCCTCCGTGAAGCCTTTGCCGTCGTTGTCCCCAGTGTAAATGCACCCTGAAGAAATATGCAGCAGCGTAACGTCTGCTAGGGCGCAAGCCGTAGTGATGACTCTTACTAGTTCTACATTAGCTTGGTAACAGGCATTTTTATTACGCTCGCAAGCA